ATTCGGAGTATCCCCTGAGCAGTTGATGCGCCAGCGTCAAACAACAGACGCTTCTAATGCGTTTAGGTTTGCACAGCTCAGTCCAATGGAAAGAGCGCAATACTCTATCTATCAGGGCGGAGCTGGTGTTGGTCGTGCAGTAGGTGGCTTACTTGGTGGAGACGCTGAGTTAGAGAAGGTGTCTCAGATTAAACAACTGTCTTCACAGTTTGATTTAACTACTCCGCAAGGCGCTCGTCAGTTCGCTCAAGCATTACAACCGTTTGCACCACAAGAAGCTATGATGGCTGCTCGTGAAGCAGACCGTATGGAGCAAGCTGGTCTGACTCGTCAAAAGACAGCGGCAGATATTGGTGTTACACAACGGAAAGAATCACAAGAAGAAAGACTAAGAGCCGAACTTGCAGCATTACCGCCAACCGCAACCGCTGCAGACAGAATTGCTGTGGTAAGTAAGTACGGTAATCCTGATGTTATTCTTCGGACATTACAAGCATCCGAAGATAGGCAAGCTGCTTTAGAGCAACGCCGGGCTACCGCTGGTTTAGCCGCTGCACAGCGTGAAGAAACTCGTTCAACAAAACAAATGGCTTTAGACGAGAAACGTCAAGAAAGATTAGAAAAGCAAGAACAGTCAGCCAACGCAGCCATCATGGGCGCAGATAGAATCATTAAAGAAGTAGGTGAAGCGAGAGATAAGGTTTCTGGCTTTACTGCTGGATTAGGTTCATATTTATCTGTTTTACCGTTAACAGAAGCAAAAGATTTGTCTAAGCGATTAACTACTATTAAGGCTAACTTAGGTTTTGACCGCTTACAGCAGATGCGTGATGCTTCTCCAACAGGCGGTGCTTTGGGTCAAGTAGCGGTACAGGAATTGATTGCGTTACAGTCTACTATTGCTTCATTAGACCAAGACCAAAGTCCAGCACAGCTTAAACAGGCTTTAGACAAAATTGAATCTAGTTATGCTAACTGGAGAAATGTTGTACGACAAGCAGGTAAAGCAACTGTCGGTGGTCAACCTTCAGGCTCCAATGAAATTGATTTTAATTCTCTCCCGAAACGCAAGTAAGGATATAATATGTCATTTGATGTAAGGATGCCTGACGGCACTTTAATCCGTAATGTACCTACTGGTACAACTCAAGAAGACATCCTTGAGCGTTATACATTGTCAAAACAACCTGCTCAACCAGCAGCGCCTATAAGACCAAGACAAACCGAATACACAGCCGAACAGATGACTCCAGCCTCTCCAGAAGATGTTGGTTTTAGTGGCGAAGCACCAAGTGCGACTGCACAGGCTGTAGGACGTACTTTGTTGGGAGTAGGTAAAGGTATTGTCAATCCAGCATTAGCTGTTGGACAGTTTGTTGCTCCAGAAACAACTCAAAACTTGTTGTCTCGTTACAAAGAAGCTCGTACAGAATTAGGTGGACAAGGACTTGATGTTGGTGAAATTATTGGCACGGTTGTCAACCCCTTAAATAGATTCTTACCAGCCGCCACAGCAGTTACCAAAACAGGTAGAGCAGCACAGTTTGCAGGACAGGGCGCTGTGTTGGGACTTTTGACTCCTGCTGAAGATGCACAAAACCTCGTAACTGAAAAATTACAACAAGCAGGAGCAGGTGCTTTGTTTGGCGGTATATTAAGCGGTGCTTTGGATTTAGGTAAAGGCGCTCTCAACATTGCTAAAGAGTTTGCGAAACCAGTTACCACAGCAGGACAGAAAACTATTCTACAGCAACGTCTTGTTGAACTAGCAGGTAAAGAACCAGAGAAGATTATTAGCGCACTTCGTAATGCTCCTGAGTTAGTACCCGGCTCTAAGCCAACAGCGGCTGAAGCATTAGCAGATATACCTGCTGCAACCTCATTAGCAGCGTTTCAGAAAGGTCTTGAAAAGACACCAGTTAAGGGTATTGCTGCTGACTTTGCAGTACGTCGTGCTGATGTCGCAAACGCTAGACAGGCTTTGCTCCGTCAAACAGGTGGTACACAGGACGACCTAATTGAAGCGATTGCAGAGCGTACTCGAGTAACTGCTCCGCTTCGTGAAGATGCTTTGGCTCAAGCCAACATTGCAGGTCGTTTAGAGCCTCAGTTTGAGCAAGAGATAGCTAAGAAGTTTACAAGCAAAGCACAAGCGTTAAAAGCTGGTGGTATTTTAGAAACCGAAGCAGCACAGCAACAACAGCTTGCTCGTAACTTCTTCCCTGTCGCTGGCTATCCACGAGTTAGTCCTGAATTAAGTAATAACTTTGACCGTGTATTAGGTAATTTGGAAGGTGCTGCGGCATCTAAGAATATTGCAGCACAGCGTCAAGCTGAAGGTCAATTTAAGCAGTTACAATTACAAAGTCTTGCAGAAAATGGTTTCTACCCACTTCGTGTCAATCCTATCATTGATAACATTGACAATGTCTTGACTAAACCCGGCACAAGGTCGTCAGATGTTGTTGTAAATGTATTTGGTTCGTTAAAAGAAAAGTTACAGCGTTTGTCTAACCCTAACACAGGTGTTATTGATTCAAACGATTTGTACACTATTCGTAAAGAGATAGGTAACGACATCAAAAAGTTCTCACAGGAAAGTCAGAACTGGGATGCTCGTCTTACTAGCGGTTTAGAAAAGAATGTTAAGAGTTACATTGACAATGCTATTGAGAAGGCAGGTAATAGTGGTGATTGGAAGCGTTACTTAGATACATTCCAACAGCAGTCCAATAAGATTAATCAAATGCAGATTGCACAAGCACTTGAAAAACAGATTGGAACTCCTTTAGGCAATGCTGAACGAGTTGCTGGTTTTGCTGCAGCAGTTGAAAACGCACCTAATCTGATTAAGCGTTCTACTGGTCAGGCTCGTTTCCAGAAGTTAGACGAGATTATGACTAAGAAACAGATGGCTGATATTGACAGTCTAATGAAAGATGTTAGCCGTGAAGCTCGTGGCGATACATTAGCAAGTCTGTCTACTGCCGAAGGACAAGCACTGTTAGAGTTACCAAATCTGTTAAACCGCTATGCTTTAATAACGAATACTGTATTAAAGTTTATCAAGAAAGATGCAACGCAGGACATCAACAGGTTAGCGGCTGATATGGCGCTTAACCCTAAACTGTTGGCTTCTTTCATTGAAGGTGTACCACCAAGCAAAGCACAATCGGTTGTAAAAGCCTTGTACTCTAAACTAACACCAGAAAATCAAGAAGCGTTGAACAGAGCATTAGTAATTAGAGCGGTTGTTCCTCAGATTACAGAAGGCGAATAATGGACCCAATAACACTCCTAGCAGCGTTTGCGCCTTTAGCAGTTGACTTAGGCAAGTCGTTAATTGCCAAGTTTGTTGCTCCTGAGAACTTCAAACCAGCCACGATTGAGCAGTATGTCGAAGTCAAGAAGATTGACTTGGAGATGTTCAAGGCTTTAAACGAGGCTGGTGGCTCTAATCCTTCTTACCTGTGGGTAGAGGCTATTGTACGTCTCCAGCGTCCTCTGGTGGTCGCTGTAGCCCTTGGAGCATGGGCTTGGACACACATTGCAGGAGTCCCCAGTACTGAAGTAGATAACTTTGCAGCTATTGTCGGTTTCTACTTGTTTGGTGACAGAACCATGTTCTACGCTAAGAATGGTAGAGCTAAGTGAAGTTAACCGAGAACTTCTCCTTACAGGAAATGACTGTATCGGAGATTGGTGAGCGTAAAGGACTAGACAACACCCCCAACGCTACTGAGATAGCTAATCTAGTGCGTACTGCAGGACTGTTAGAACAGGTTAGAAAGCTCATCAACAAGCCAATTATCGTCAACTCTGCCTTTCGCTCTAAAGCAGTCAACGATGCAGTCGGTTCTAAAGACACCAGCCAACACCGTATCGGCTGTGCAGCAGATATTAGAGTCCCCGGCATGACCCCTAGAGAGGTCGTAGAGGCTTGCATCAAAGCCAACATACCCTATGACCAAATCATCGAAGAATTCGGCTCATGGACGCATATAAGCGTTCCTGACAGCCCTGCTAGACCACCTCGCAGACAAGCACTTACAATAGACCGTCAAGGCACTCGTCCGTTCAAGTAAATTGTATCTTATATGATACATTATCGTGTGTATTGTACACAATGAGATACATTTTGCACGATAACACAGTGTAGGATAAAGTGCAGAAAGTGTGTTATTTGTAACATTTTGTGTGTGTTTGTATAAAAAAGTGTGCTATAAGTAACATTTCCCTCTCGGTAAAGTTTCTCTGTTTCTGCACAGATACTAAGCAAACTAACCCGTTCGGGACATAAAAAAACCCTGCCGAAGCAGGGCTGTAAAGTTACAACATACAAGGAATTAGATTTCACAACCCCCAGCCGTACAGCTCAAGGTTTGGACACCTTCGACATTATCGTCATACTCTTTGAAGTTCTCCCAATCAACAGTATCAGGAACTAACGACTTTAACTTGTTGTAAGTTTCTTCGTCACATTCTTCATAAGGTGCTTGCTTGTAAGTTCCACCGTCCATCGGCAGGAATGACACACCAGTAACTTCTCCAAAGTTTTTAAATGTCCATGCTCCGACATCCAACCATTCTTTCTCCAAGACAGAGATAGTGACTGATGGTTTATGCTCTGTGTAGTGTCGTTGATAAATCAACCACAAGCGCAGATGCTCAATAGCTGTCAAGTCTTCACGCAGTAACGCACCATCAGCCACAGCAACAGGGAAACTAAATACTGTTGTTGACTCAGGCTTCATCACGCAAGGCTCTGCAACAAATCCAGCTTGAATCATAAACTGCGTTAAAGGGTCTTTATTGTCAGCTCGTACACGGCGGATATAATACTTGCTATGCTGAGGATGTATGCCACTAGCGGTAGAACAAAGCTGGGATACTGTGCCTTCGGGCTTGACAGCGGTAACTGCAACCGATTGATTAATACCAATAGCAGCAGCAAATTCAGCATTAGTAGCAACAGCAAGGTCACGGAGAGCCTCCAATCGAGCAGGTAGTGATTCATCATCAGGGTTGTTAAGTAAGGTATTGTCGCAGATACCAGTCATCGACACACCTAAGAGTGCTTCTTCTTCTGTGTTCTTTTGCCAAATCTTTCGCAAGTATGGGAAGTCGGTAAGACTAGCTTGAAAAGTACCCAGAATGGTAGCAAGACGAATCTTACGACTAATATCATCAATACTATCAGTGCTGCGAATGATGCAACTAGAGAGGTTGCAAAACTGGTAAGGGCGCAGAATAATCTCACTACAGGGGTTTGTACCAAACGCATACGACGCATCCCGACGACCATTCTTCGCAGCTTGCTTTTGACTTGCTTCACGATTGAAGATACCACGCTCACCGGAGTGTGATTCATAGATTGAACTCCATTCACGCATGAATTGACCAATAGATGGAGTCTCAACATAGGTAGCGGAGTTATTCGCTAACGCACGTTGTCCTTGACCATCCCACCAGTTACCTGCCTTAGCGTGAGCCATCTTGTCGTCTGTCAAATCAGACAGGCTAATCATTGCTGACCGTCGGACTCCGCCCACAACAACAACTTCCCCGATTTTGCAGAGAATATCATGGCACTCAAGGGAACTGAGACGGCGACCAACTGCCCCTTTGAACTTGGCGACACAGAATCGATAAAGTTCTTCCAAAGGTCCGGGTCCAGAAGCTCGTCCACCGAAGGTCTTGAGTCTTGCTCCGGCAGGTCGAACTCGAGATACGTCAAATTTTGGAATCTCGCCAGCATACAAAAGAGCGATGAGTTGGCGAAGTGATTTTGCCCATCCTTCTTTAGAATCCGACACAACAACAGAACTTTTACTATCAAACAACTGAGTCGGAACTTCAGGTAACTTAGAAACATATTGTTGCTCCACAGAGAAACCGACACCAGTGCCACAGAGAAGGATGTACATTGCTTCGTCAAAGGCTTTGGGGTCGTCGATTGGTAAATAAGAACAGTTAAATGCTGCGACATTCTGACGCTCTAGCGCAGGTCCTGCTGTCATTACTGCACGCATAGATGGTACAACATCCAATGCGGTTACTGCTGTTTGTAATTCGTTACGCAACTCTTTTGTGAGTGTGTAGTTCTGTTTAGTTTGTAGGTGCTTTTCCATAAAGTCAAAGTACCGTGCTACTGTTTCGTCCCAATGCTCACGACGACCTTTCTCATCCAAGTAACGGCTGTATCTGGATTTGGCTATGAACGTGTTGTACGGGGTCATGTTGTATGCTGCCATGTTATGTAACTTCCTTTTCGAGTTTATCGGCGTTTTCTTCTATTTTATCTGCAAAGGCAGATACTATGTCTTCACTGCTGATGTTGAGTAGTTCTAGCAAGGTTACTTCATCAAGTGCGGTTAACCGTTCTTTTATCTCGTGGAGTAGCAAAGGCATAGTTTCTTTCTATTTGTAATACTTATTATTTACTTCATCGTAATTCTCTATCAAAAAATCTAAATAATGCTGAATTTTCTCTAGGTCTTCTTTTCCGTTCTTGTAAGGGAAGCGGAGTATGTATTTTACCACATTGTGCGACCACGGGTCTAGTCCCCAATCAAGGGCGATAGTCCAAGGCTGTACACCTTTCTTGTAGTGTGTGCCACCTATTTGACGTTCTAAAGTGTTAACCTCTTTAACCTTGTCCTCAAAATCCTTAATTAAGTCGTTTAAGGTTTCTTCCCGGATATAACCAAACGGTGTTGGCATTGCTACTGGGTTCTTGTCTTCGGATAAAAGAGCTTGTAATCGTTTCTCACGAGATTCTGCTGTGTTATTCATACGATTCCTTTCACTTCTACACGACCACGAGTTGATTTAGTTCCTTGACTCCATGTACCACAATCACGGCACTGGTAGCGTTGATATGCGCCCGTGGTGGACATTGCTACACCACGCTTTTGTAAGTGCGTAGATGAGCAGTTAGGACATACAGCGCCTTCGGAGAACATATTGTGATTTGGGTGGTTTTTAATCCACGGACGAAGTGTGTCGTATAACGACTCTAACAACACCACGTCTTGAATGTTATAAGACTCCATTCGTTTCCACGCATCTTTGTCACCCTTCATGCACTTTGTCCAGAGTTCCATTCCTTCATGCTCTTGTTTCTTACCTAGACCAAGCCTTTGTGCTACGAAGTCCAGCTTGTTACTAGGAAACCTAAAGTTGCTACGAACAACACGAAGTAAATCAATCTGTTTATAGGGACTAGGAGGACTAAAACTGTTGAGGATAAATTCTTTATTGATAGTAGGCATATCAAACTTATTGCCATTATAATGAACCACAGCGTCTGCATCGGAGAGAAGTCCATGAAGTCCTTTTAACATCTTCTTGGTTTTGGAGTTATGAACAGAGTCAAACATAACATTCTCATCGCCATGCCACTTCGCAGCATAGCAGAGCATATTCGATGAATCAATGATGTGGTTCGGTGAGATGTTTTGGTCCCACAATCCCCACACCAATGCTGTCATAGGCGCAGTTTCGATGTCAAGAAGAAGTATCTTCATAGGTTGCTTTGTTCTTCCATAAAGGATTCAAAGTCTTGCTTAGAAATACATAACTCACCCGCAGTACCTGTATGACACTCTGGGTAAGTCACGACAAAGCGTAACTTCTCTTTGAGGTCGTAACCATAGTAAGCAGACAACCCATCAGCTATCTTAGCCATTACGGTTGTCCATGACTCATCGTAAGGTAAAGTAAACTGCTTTGTCACTGTGTCGTTACCATCTTCAATCGTAAGACTTACTGTGAAAGTATCGTTGCTGTCATCAAAATTCATCATCATCTTCATCTCCGTTGTTAGCCATCAAATCAAATAAAAGTTCTGCATCAATTACAGCGAGTGGTTTAGAATTGTTCTGCTTGATAATCACAATTGGTTCACCATCGCCGTGTTTCTTGCACTGCTCGTAGTAATTATACACCGCAATCTTCGCTAAAGACTTACACTCAAATGTTGCTGGTAGTTCCTCTTTAGCGTATTGCGACATCACGACATCTTCACCGTGACTACCCATTGGACAACTGCGTAAGTCTTTATCCGTTAACTGTGGATACCTCTCCAGTAACTGCTTTACTGTCCACTGCTGGAGTAGTCTTCCTTTTTGTTTTGCGGAGCTTGTTTTCAACTTTAATTTCCTTTATCTTGGTTAGCATCTTCTTAGGGATGGTAATACTGTTGTTACACATTCCAGCAGTAATGGTTCCTGCTAACTCAATTTGTTCATCGTCTTCAAACACTACAAAACCTACTGTCTTACACTTTAAATCTTCCCGCTTTGCTTCGTGCCACTCACCTTGTGCTAAGGCATCAAGCCACTCGACTAAGACGAGCTTGGTGGAGTCCAAGTCTGATTTAGACTTCTTTGCAGCCACAGAAGTTGTGCGTTCTCCAGTACTCGCTGCTGGTCGCCCTCGTAGGCTTTGAGGACTGCTTCGTATAGTTCGTTTTCGTTTGTACATTCTGCTAGTATCCTTTTAGCTTTAACAGGTCCAATGCCCTTGAGACCGATGATATTGTCAATCCTATCACCAGTCAATATCTGCGTATAGAAAGCAGTTAAGCCTTCAAACTCAGAGACATAATACTTTTCTTTCTTACGGTAGTTGTAATGCCAACCTCTAAACTGGTTGAGGTCTTTGTCGATGTGAACCATGATGGACTCATCTTCAGAGACCGCATACGCAGCGATACCAACTGCATCGTCTGCTTCAATACCGTTGACTACTTCAAAGCCCCAAGAGTTCACTAGGTGGTCTCTAAGCGCCTGTAAATGTACTGGTTTCTCGGATATTCTCTGACCTTTGTATGGAACTGTAACTGCTATCGAATCACGGAAGTTGCCTTTGCCCGTTAGGAAGCCCTTGTAATCTTCACAGTCCAAGTCCATACAAAGTTCAGTCATTGTTTCCTCAAGCCTTGCTATCGCAATGTATTCCTCAGCATCGTTGCTAGAGAAACCCACTGCGTAGCACAGGCTGTCAGCATCAATGAACGCTGTTATCACAGGATGTCGTCGTCCAAGTCAGCATCAGTACCTTCGGCACTGTACTTCACTAAGTCGGTAATGACAATCTTTGCCAGTGATGCGCTAACGCCGTTCTTGTTCTTCCAAGTCCAGCTATAAGGCTTAATCAACGCCACAGCCCTAGAGCCGTTGCCTACGGTGTCCTTAATCTCATTGCCTTCTTTGTCGTAAGGCTGGATAGCGTAGTTTGATTTCACCGTCAAGAACCAGCCCTTCTCAGGCTTGTCTTCACGTTTGCGTGGCTCAAGACCAATCGACTCC